AGATGCTTTCCGTGGAGAAACCATTAATTTGCTGATATGTGACGAATTAGCATTTGTACATAGAAATTCGATAGAATCTTTTTGGACTGCAAACTATCCAACATTATCAAGTTCGCAAGAATCAAGAATTGTAGTAATTAGTACACCATGTGGTGCATTTAACTTTTTTCATCTGCTGTGGTCTAATGCAGAAAAGAAGAAAAATACATTTTTCCCACATAAAGTAAAATGGGATGCAGTGCCATGGAGAGATGAAAAATGGAAAGAAGAACAAATACTCGACATGGGGGAAATCAAATTTAGACAAGAGCATGAGGTTGAATTTGTAGGTAGTACAACAACCATCATTAAATCGGATGTACTTAATATATTATTAAATGAAGTGGAAGAACCAAAAATAGTAGACTTAAATGGCCGACTAAAAATTTGGGAAAAACCAATAGAAGGTTATGAATATGTTATGGGGGTGGACCCGGCAAAGGGCACAGGAGCCAAAAATGCAGTATTTCATATATTGAAAATAATTTCACCAAATAGTGTTTCACCTGAATTAGAACAAGTTACTACTTTTTGTGATAATATGACTGATGTATATGAGTTCTCTGCAATAATAAACAGAGCATCGATATTTTATAACAACGCATATATATTAGTAGAAAATAATGGTGAAGGATCAGCGGTTGTCCATAATTTGTGGTGGATTCATGAAAGTGAAAACATGATAAATAGTGGAAATAAAATACAAAATTTGGGTATAAATGCAACCGGTAAATCAAAAGAAAAAGCTGTACTAAGAATGAAAAAGATTATAGAAAGTGGTAAATTAAAACTGAAGGATATGAAAACAGTAGAAGAATTGGCAGCATTTGAGGAAAAAAATGGTAAATATACTAGTGATATAAATATGGATAGAGTAAGCGCATTATACTGGGCTTCGTACATATTTGAAATGAACATATTGGATGACGAAGTGGAAAAAAAGAAGAAGGAAGACGATAAACAAAAGGACGAAGAGGAAGATGTGTGGGGTATTTTATCTGATGTAGACATATGCGAATTAAACGAAATTAACATGCCATTTTTTACATAAAAACATGAATGTAGAGGTATAAAAATTTGAAAAAGAGCGACCTTGCAGAAAGAATACTAAGACGTCTCGGGTATCCGATGATAAAAGTAGAATTAGACCCACAGCAAATTTATGATGCTATAGATTACGCAAGAGACAAATTTATAAAGTGGGCAGTAGGAAATGCAATACAGGACACATTTTTCACACTAATGCTTTCTGGTGGACAAAGTGTGTACGATTTAGATGCTGGGGTTGTGGATGTGGTAAACTATATAGACGAAGGTGATGCTGCCGGTGGTATAAACACGCTATTTACAATAGAAAATTACTTATACAATCGGGGTATATTTGATCCAGTACTAAATAACATGGAAGGTGGATATATATCATACCATTTAGCACTTGATTTCTTGAAGACAGCAGACAGATACAGCGTGACAAAATTCGGATGGAGATATCATCATTTTACAAACCAATTAGAAATAATACCGGCACCAGATACTGGAAATACATTATCAGTATACAATGCAACCGGCGGTATAATAGAAGTCGATTCACCTGGTTTTGCGTTGGTTAGAGCATATATGATAGAAGGCAGTACAATTACCAACGGATGGAGTGCAGGTGATAGTGATGAACAAATCTATGGTTCGACTTGGATACTGGATTTTGCAACTGCAGAATGTAAGATTACACTTGGGAGAATAAGAAATAAATTTGGTAATTTTGCTGCAATGGGAAATACCGGCATAACATTGGACGGCGCAGATTTGATTGCAGAAGGTAAAGAGGAGAAGGAACAGTTGAAAGAATCATTAAAGAATGAAGAAGTATATGAAGGGTACGGAATATACATGGGATGAAATTCGTAGCATATTTAAATGAATCAAAACATGGATCAAAAACAAGATCAAAGGTAATTACTTCAGATGAAGCTGTTGACATCATAAAGAAAAAGTGTTCAACAGCATATAAAGCATATATAAGAGATAAAAGTACTCAAATATTTCGTGGTATGTCTGGTAGTGGAAATTATAAATTTGTTGATCCATCAAAACATATTAGAAAGTCGGCAAACACAAAAAATTATTATACTTTATTGATCGATAATTTGCCTGCTTGGAAGAATTATCCCAAAAGAAGCAAAAGTATAGTTTGCACAACAAATTTAGCAACGGCTAATATTTATGGTATAGTATATATTGTATTTCCTTTTAATGGATCAAAAATTGGTGTATGTAAAGGTAATGACATATGGTATAGTTTCAAAAAAGTAAAAGACATGTATAATTTTAATATTGATCTTTATGAATATGTTTATGATTTAATAGGTGAACATTTAAATGATGATTCTTGGAGCAAATTTGTAAGTCAAATAAAGAAAGTTGATAAAGTTGCTAAAAACTTTCCGGATCACATATTTGTCAGACTATATTATTTGCAGAATTGGTGGGACAAATATGATTCTCTTTTAAATGTTCTAGCCGATTTTATTAGCCCAAATGAATTTCAAATAAAGAAAGTTGGAGACCCGCTACCACAAAAAAGAGAAGTGTGGACTGATGGAAAAAGTGTGCTGATTAAACATAGTTTATTTGATGATATTATGGATAAATTACAATGACTGACCTATCAAAACCAAAATGGGAATTATATGATATAGATGGTAACTTCGAGGCTGATTATTTCGAAAGTCAGGTAGTAGAATACTGTGACATAGCAGGAACGAAGATTGACTATTATATAAGAAACACAAACGAAGAAGAAGATTTTGATACTTTATATGGTGAAACTACTGATTTTGAGTATTTGGGACCATATTCAACTAAAGCAGTTTATCAACCAACAGAAGAACCAACAATAATATCAACATTTGGATTAACTTCTGATGAAGTTATTTCATATATGTACATTCCAAAATTAACATTTACAAGGGATGTTTCGGCGGGATACGAACCAAAACCAGGTGATGCTATTAAAGTTAGTTGGAACGATAGAAATTATGAAGTAGTTGATGTTGGTGAAGAAGAAAACATATTTCAATTACATAAAAAAGTTTGGGAATTTATACTTAGACCGTATCGTTTTAGTGAACAATCTGATTCAGCAAAGGATATTCTTGAAGAACCATGGAATACTGAAACTGCCCCGATTACTGCAATGGGAGACAACGAATGGCTTGAGGACGAATCAGATAATATAGAAGATTATTCCGATGAGAGCACAGAGAAATTTTTTGGATATTAATAAATGAGAACGTATTATTACTATAAAGTACTTAGAAAAACAGTCATTCAGTTCATGGATCTCTTCAATAATATTAAAATTGCAAGATTCGATCCACCGAATGATTTTACATCTACAAGAAAAACAATAACTGTACCTGTCAAATTTGCCCCAAAAGAAAAGGTTGCTTACTGGATAAAAGAAAGAAAGGATGATCAATTTTTACCAATTATATCGGTAAACATTGAAATACTTGATTATGCCGAAGAAAGAAAAGGAAACGCATTTCATACTATTGTAAAAAGTAAAAGTCTTGATACAGGAGCAATAAGTAGGTTTCTTTCTCCAACCCCATATACAATTACTTTTACTGTTAGAATATGGGCACTATATATGCTTGATGTTGACCAGATCCTTGAACAAATTTTACCATATTTCAATCCATATGTTTATATCAAAGTAAATATCCCAGAACTTGACGCAACAATGGATTTGAAAGTAATATTTGACACATGTGCCCCAGAAACAACCTTGGATTTAGCTGATGATGAATACAGAGTAATTCAATGGTCCATGACATTCAGAGTCATGGGATACATGTTCAGAAAACTTACTGAAAATGAACAAATATTAATCAAGAAAATAATGGCAAACGCATATACTGATGAGGACCGATTTGACGATATGATTGGAACAGAAACAACATATACTTCTGGTGCAAGTGCGTCTGAAAGTCTGTATATGAGAACAGATCCAACATCTGCCGGTGATTATTATGATGAAGATGAACAAATATTATATGCTTATGAAATTTTTCCTGGTGGTAATTAATGGTTGATACAAATTTAGACCAATCAACTCCTTCGAATTTTAGTTTGGTAATTCCAAAGATACCAACTGAAACAGAATTATCAGCTTCAAATGAATTAATTTTGAATGCGTTTTCAAGTCCAATTCCTGGCATATCACTTGAGTTGGATGAAGAATATTGGAATGGTAAAATTGTACAGTTGCCAAGTGGAAGAGTAACTTTTGAACCGTGGTCATTTAGTTTT